ATACAACTTCTACAGACAATGAAACAAGACTCACCACTGTACACAACATTGGTACAGTCAATCATTGACAACATGAATTTGTCTAACCGTGAAGAACTACTGGCCTCTATGCAACAAGCTGCACAGCCTGATCCTCAAGCACAACAAGCTGCTATGGCTGCACAGCAAACTCAACTTGCGTTCCAGCAGTCACAAACAGCAGCCCTAAATGCACAAGCAGAGGAGTCTAAGGCTAGAGCATTGAAACTAGGTGTAGAAGCAGGTTCTATTCCAGAAGAAGTCAATATTGATCTTATAAACGCTATCACACGTAATTTAAAAGACGGTGATGCGGAAGATAAAGAGTTTGAGCGACGGTTTAAAGTTGCTAACACTCTCCTTAAAGAAAGAGAAATAAAAGGCAAAGAAAATGCTAACCAACAACGAACTAGAAACACTCCTGAACCAAATAGACCGCCGCCTCAAGCCCCAATGGGACCGCTTAGAAGCGTTGGAACGCCAGATCAAGGAGTTGTCTAATGGCAAAGAAGAAGGACCCAAGACTAGCAAGAGCAGGAGTAAGCGGGTTCAACAAGCCAAAAAGAACGCCTAGTCATCCTACTAAGTCTCATGTAGTTGTTGCTAAGTGTGAGGACGGTAGTATTAAAACTATACGCTTTGGTCAACAAGGTGTTAGTGGTGCAGGTAAGAATCCTAAGTCTGCAAAAGACAAAGCTAGACGTAAGTCTTTTAAGGCTAGACATGCTAAGAATATAGCGAAAGGTAAATGTTCAGCAGCATATTGGGCAAATAAGGTGAAATGGTAATGGCAAAACGTGGACTCTACGAAAACATAAGAAGAAAACGAGCTAGAATTAAAGCAGGTAGTGGTGAAAAGATGCGAAAACCCGGAACAAAGGGAGCACCAACCGCTAAAAACTTTAGACAAGCAGCTAAAACTGCTAGAAGACCAAAGAGATAACTAAACCACTAGGAGGTGATCCTTGGCTACAGGTGTAAAACACTATAAAAAAGACGGCACTTTGCACACCGGAGGTACGCACAAAATGCCTAATGGAGAGTTACATTCTGGAAAAAGACACGGCAAAACGTCAGTTAAACTTTTTCATTATAACCAGTTATCTAAAACAGCACAAGCAAAAGCAAGGAGTAAACGATAATGGCAGGATACTACCCAAAACCAAAGAAAAAGAAGAGAAAGCCAAAACCCGGAAAATAAAGCTTGACATTTGCTAATATATGTGTTAAACTATAACTATAGTTAACATAAGAGGAAAGCAATGACCCCAGAGCTTGAAACTTACTTTAACAACTACAATGAGTTATTTAATCATAGTGGTTTCAAACAACTCTTAGAAGAACTTTCCAACAACATAAACAAACTATCTGACTTAACGTCAGTTAAAGACTTAGAAGACCTGTTCTTCCGCAAAGGCCAAGTTGCAGCCTTTACTGCTATATTGAACCTAGACGGTACGATTGAAGCAGCTAGAGAGCAAGCAGAAGCCGACACTGGAGAATCAGATGCTTAAAGTCTATGATTTTAAGTGCCCTTGTGGTACTGTTTTTGAAAAGTTTGTTAGCAGTGGTGTGACAACCAGTAGGTGCGGTTGTGGCAAAACTGCTACTAAAATGCTATCTGCCCCGTCTTTTGTACTTGACGGTCATACCGGAGACTTTCCCGGTAGACACCTCAAGTGGCTAAAGGAACACGAACAAGCAGGTAGAAAAAACCAATCTCCATAATGACAAATGTTCACGGAGTTTAATTATGTCAAGAGCAACTATTGTTGATTTGCCTCCTGAAGAGGAACAAGCAGACACTTTAGAAATCGAAGCAGATGAGATTCAACAAGAAGTTGAGCAACCTCAAACAGAAAAACCTACAATTCCAGAGAAGTACCAAAACAAGTCTTTGGAAGAAGTTGTACAGATGCACCAAGAAGCTGAAAAGTTACTTGGGCGTCAGTCGTCTGAAGTAGGTGAGCTTCGTAAGGTTGTAGACGACTACATTAGTAGCCAGACGCAACCGTCAGCACCTCAACAAACAGTTGAGCCTGAAGACGATTTAGATTATTTTACGGACCCTCAAGCAGCCGTTAATCGTGCTATTGAGAATCATCCTAAAATTAGAGAAGCGGAGCAGTACACAGCGCAGTACAAGAAACAAAGTTCGCTGGCACAACTCCAAACTAAACATCCAGACATGCAGGAAATTCTTAAAGAAGAAGCCTTCGCTGATTGGATTAAAGGCTCTAAAATTAGGACTCAGTTATTTGTAGCCGCTGACCAGAACTATGATGCTGACGCTGCTGACGAACTGTTTACGCTCTGGAAAGAACGTAAGACAGTGGCACAGCAGACTGCTAAAGTTGAAAAACAAGCACGCAAGCAACAGATCAAAGCAGCAAACACAGGTAATGCACAAGGTAGCTCTGAGACTACCCGTAAAAAAGTTTATCGTAGGGCCGACATTATTAAATTAATAAGAGAAGACCCTGACCGATACCAAGCACTTCAACCAGAAATTATGAAAGCTTACGCAGAAGGAAGGGTCAAATAGTCTAATTGGAGATTGACTAATGGCTACTGCAACATATCCCGGTGCAGCAGGTAATACTGCACTAACAGAAGCCGCAACTTTTATCCCCGAAATATGGTCGGATGAAATCATTGCTGCTTATCAGAAGAATCTTAAGATGGCTCCGCTTGTCAAGAAACTTTCTATGACAGGTAAGAAGGGCGACAAGATTCATATTCCTAAACCCACCCGTGGTGATGCCAATGCGAAAGCTGCTGATACAGCGGTTACTATCATTGCCAACACTGAATCAGAACTGACTATCGACATCAATCGTCACTTTGAATACTCAAGGTTGATTGAGGACATTGTTGAAGTACAGGCTCTTAGCAGCCTCCGTCAGTTCTACACTGAAGACGCTGGTTACTCTCTCGCAGTGCGAGTAGACACTGACCTTCATGCTTGTGGCACTGGTTTTGGTGATGGTGGAGCCGTAGTACACGGCGCTGCTGCTACTGACTACCAGCACACGGGCTGTTTCTTTAATGACGGCGGTACAACAACTCAGTACACAGATGACACAGCAGTAGCTGCCGACATCTTTTCTGATGCGTTTTATCGTGACATGATTCAGAAGCTGGACGACAACAACGTACCGATGGAAGGTCGTGTACTTGTTATTCCTCCTTCTGTTCGTAAGACGATTATGGGTCTTGACCGTTATGTGTCTTCTGACTTTGTAACAGGTCAGACTACAAATTCTGGTCTTATCGGTAATCTGTACGGTGTAGACGTTTACGTGTCTAATAACTGTGCAACGATTGAAGCTGCTGGTGACAACACTGCGTCTTCTATCGACACTCGTGGTGCTTTGTTGTTCCACAAGGACGCTATTGTCCTTGCAGAGCAACAGTCAGTACGTTCTCAAACCCAGTATAAGCAGGAATACCTGTCTACCTTGTACACGGCTGACTGCCTGTACGGTGTTCAGGTCTACCGTCCTGAAGCTGGTTTCGTTCTCGCAATTGCTGAGTAACGAACTTCAAGGGGGGTCTTCACAGGCCCCTCTTTACTTTCTTCTCTTTTCGCAATAGGAAGCTTAGATGTCCAATTACACTAAGATTACAGACTTTGAGGCTAAAGATAGTCTTTCTAGTGGCGATTCTAATAAAGTTATTAAAGGCTCAGAATTTGAAACAGAATTTGATAACATAGCTACAGCAATAGCAACTAAAGCTGACGTAGCTGGTCCTACGTTTACTGGAACGCTAACAGCGGCTGTTTTGGATATATCAGGAAATGTTGATATAGACGGAACAACTAATTTAGACGCTGTAGATGTTGACGGTGCAGTACAGATAGACGGTGCTACTACTTTTGGTGTAGATGATACTGGCGTTGACGTTAAGTTTTTTGGTGCTACATCAGGAGCCTATCTGCTTTGGGATGAAAGTGCTGACAAGCTGTTAACCGCTGGCTCAACCGTTATTGACGTTGTTAAAGACAAATTAATGATAGGCGGTGTAGCTGTTACAACAACCGCAGCAGAATTAAACACCTTAGACGGTGTTACTTCTACAGTAACAGAATTAAATTTATTAGACGGCTCCAGTGTAGGAACCATAGCTAACTCTAAAGGTGTTA